GATCAGGATCCCGCCTGCCATGTCGAGGATCCGCTCGTTTCCTTCAGGCACCTTGAAGAACAAGAGCATGCCGACATAGGCCGCTCCCATCACGACGATGAGGCAGCCTAGCCAGAACCGATGATTCTTCTTCATTTCCCGGCTCGCAGAAGGACGTCAGTCAGCTCGAGACCGATGTCCTTTTGGTAAGAGCTTCCCCAGTTGGGGTTGCCGTTTGAGAAGACACGGGGAATGATCCGAGCCGTCGTTCCTCGGCTCGTCCAGCGACCATCAAAGAACAGATCCCGTTCGGCTTCTCGACGCTTGATGATCTCCGCTGGCTTACGCCAGTTCATGATCTCGTGCTTGGCCTGTCCAACATTGCCCCTCTTGAAGGAGTCGACCCAGCTGGCCCGGTGGATTGCTCCGGTGTTCCAGTGGAAGCTCAGAGCAGCAGCAAGCTGATGCTCGTTGAGCTGAACACGGCCGAATGCAGCACGCACCTCCGGTAGGTATTTGGTTCGAATGAGCCACTCGTAGACCTCAAGGCAGCGAGTGATCGTCTGAGGATTGCCAAGGTACCGCGGATGGACCTTGTGGCCGCTCTTATCGGTGACGCCTACGCCCCAGGTCCAGACCCCAACGGAGTCCTTGTAGGCCTGAAGGACGATAGCCTCATGGCAGATGATCTCCATGTGGCTGCGTACAGTGATCCCCCCGACCACCTCCTGGGTGGGCCGAAGAGTCACGACGATCTCGGGGGCAAGTTCCTGTACGACAGGCTGTACAACAGGAGCAGGAGCAGGAGCCGGTGTAGGGGCCGGTGTCACAACCGGCTTGGGAGCGGGCTGCACAGGGGCAGACTTTGCGGCACCGAAGATTCGACGAAGAAGAGACATCAGTCTTTCTCCTCCTTGTTCTTCTTCCCCAGCTTACGCTGCACAGTGTCCATCTCGTAAATCCGGAGAGCCGTCCAGATTACGGTGAGAGCTGCAGCAACTGAGGGCAGAGCATTTACGAGGGAACCAAGTAGAGTTGCGATCGAGGTCAGGTCGATCACAATCCGGAAGTTCTCGGGAATATTGTGGAGGGGGTCAGACATTAGACCGCCCGCCCACCAAAGAGATTGTGATTACGCATGGCAAATCACGCTTTCTATTATCTTATGTTTATGGGAGCGTGTGCCAGAGTTGCCGTTGGCCGTACTCTTGCTTCGGGTATGATACAGGCAATGCTCAGTGATTGCTACACTGATGCGATGAAAGGTTACGTCGTAGTCGAGTTATTCGCGTAGACCGGCCAGCCTGCCGACAAGTCGATGGACGCTACCTGGTCGACAGAAGTCGCTGCGTCGATCGCTGCTTTGTGGACCCAGCTCGTGATGTAGCAGTCCTCGATGTGCTTATCGAGAGCCTTGCCCACGCTGAGCATGCCGCTGATGTCGAGAGGAACCATGGTGTCAGTGATCAGCCTGAAGGCTGTCATCCACTCGGTTTCTTCTTCGATCTGAGCCACCAAGGCACGCTGGCTCTTGCCGGTGATATTCCGGATAGCGTCAGGGTCGGTCTGGAAGATCCCGAAGGGTTCGACCAGCACGCCACCATGGATGTGCTTGTCCCGCATGGACCTCAACGTGGCACGAGCCTTCGCCTGAGCCGCTTCCAAGGGGGAGTCCTCGTTGACCAGCTCGCCCTGTGGAAAGAGACCAGTGGGGCTCACGATCCATTGAAGCACACCTTCAGGGTAGGTGACGTTGTTGAACTCGACCATCGGCATCTCGTACCGATCCTGCCAGATCAACTTGGGCGAGGTCTCGTTCACGAAGCTATTGATCGTCAGCAGCACCTGGTCCCCGTCGACCTGAAGACCGACGAGACGGTGAACGTGAACTCGAGCTTCGTTGGGAGCATCAGCAATCGCGTAAATGTACTTCATGGGGCACCTTAGTAATGGGTGACGTCGATGATGAGATATTGGTATCGCCTGATACCAGCGTTGGGCAACTGGTTCTGTGTCACTCGTCCGGTAGTATCGAAGCCGAAATCAAAGCCGCCTTCTTGCGTGATGACTTGCACAGGAAGAGTGTCATACACGGTTGTCTGATTGAACGACTCCGGCTCGGTATTCACTAACTCTTCCTGGACCAGGAACGATCTTCGGCCATGGACGATGGCTTTGTTCCGATGGGGAAAGCCGTTATAAGGGGCAGGCAGATCCAGCCCAGTCAGCACATCAAGGATGCGAAGAGGCCTGTTGAGTGAGGTGAAGCGTCTCTGCCCGTCGGCTCCTCTTACAGCGATACCGTAGGAGCCGCTGACATTGGTCGGGTTGAAGATGTCGAAGATCCAGAAGTTCACCGCGGTCCCCGGGGCACTGGTGCTCCTGAACCTGAACTGCCAGGTCCACCCGTTGCCCGACCAGCCAATGAAGGTCTGGTCCTTTCTGTGGGTGCCTCCCATCAGGGCACACATGGGCTTGGAGCCAGCAGCTCCTGTGTAGTTCACGGTGATGAGCCGGTTGGCATCGACGAACACCGTCCCTGCGTCCCTGAGAACAGGGCTCGCAAAGTCAGAGCTCACCAGGAGCGTGCCTGCGTTGTTCCGGATCCTGATCCCGTAACTCACTTACCGTATCCCGTAGTAGATGTCGCCGCCCCAGACGTTAGATGGGTCGGAGCTCTGCCAAGACATTTGGGTTCCTGAGAATGTAACGTCAGGCCCTGCCCCAAGGCTCGAAGACTCCAAGAAGTAGAATGGCTCGCCTTGGCTAAGACCAGCATCAGCTAAACTTCCCGACTGGTTGTTGGTGCTTAGGGTGACGGCTCCGATTATGAAACCGGAACGCATCCCCATATCGAGGATGACGTTCCCCCATTCATCGCGTACGCGGATCCCGAAGCTCATTACGACAGCTGCCCGATCTCGACACGCAGCACGTTGTTGCTGTCGTAGACGAGGAAGCGGTTGTCCCTCAGCTCAGTCCTCGCACCCGAGGCAGCCGTCCTCAGCACACCGATGTTCGCACTGATCGCCGAGAGGCTGGTCACGCTCATCTTTTCCGCGGTCACTGCACCAGCAGCGATCGCCCTAGCTTCGATCGAGTTCGCCAGGATCGCTTCAGCGTGCAGGAACCCGCTCGAAGGATAGCTGTAAGCCATCGCCTCGCTAGCATTGGGCGTCGTCTCGGCAAACATCGGCCTATTGAAGAACAACCAGCTGTCATTGCTCCCCGGGAGAGTGTGCCCCTTTCGCATACCCACCTTGGCATACCCGGCGGTCGAAGGTGCCACACCTCGGACAACATTCCGCATGTAGCCGGAGAGGAACCTTCCACCCGAGTGCTGGGAGTTGTTTCCCGCAGAAGCTATTTCACCAATGTAGTCGCCACTTCCGTCGAACCAGAAGATATGGGCCGTGACGGTGCATCTATGGGCTCCGGTGTAAACACTGAATTCATAGTTCTTTCCAGCCTCAATCGGATGGAGGTCACTCATGGCACCATTGGGAGTATTCACGTATGCAACGTGAAAGTCTGCAACGCCGTGCCCACCATTCTGTGCGTTGTTTTGGTGGATCGCTACCGTGCTGTTGTCATCCAGAGTCCATTCCGGCCCGAAAGACGTAGCGAATACTCTGGAATGGTAGATCGTCCCATTCGACAAGGCAAACTGAACGCCGTCAGGGTTCCAGCCCTGGACCATCCACCTTGCCGGGTTAGAGCCAGGAATAGCCCCCTTTAGGAGGTTCTGTCCGGGACCTCGGCTGATGTCAGCCACTCGGACGGAGCCGGCTCGCAGCATGCCGTTGAAGTAGGCATTGCCGTTTTCGAGGACCAGGGCATCGACCACCTGACCGTTGATGTTGTTGCCCAAGGCGATCTTGTCGGCCACGAGGCCAATGCCCGAGCCGGTCTTCCCAGCCTTCAGCATCATCAGAGCAGGAGTGGAGCCGTTGGCAGCAACCTTCGTTTCCAGGAACGCAGCCGAGCCCTCAATGTCGGCGACGGCTCCTTGCAGCTGAGAGACACTGGCCTGGACCGCAGGCAGAACATTGCCCGCAGCAACTTCTGCTGGGGTAGCAGGCCTCATCATCAGCTTGTGCCAAGTAATGTCGTTGGCTCCGGAAATGTCGTTATTACCAAGCCCCGACCACTTAGACATAGCGTACAGGTAAAAACCGTAGGCATTTACTCCGCTGACTCTTACCAGCTTTCGGAACCTATAGGTCCTACCAGGAACACCAAGTCCTACAGGATTGCCCGTCTCATCGGCATCTGTTGTGAAGGTGATCCTGAGATCATCACCCGCAAAGTTGTTAGCTTCAGTAATCGTATATACCAAAACACCAGCTGAAGTGAACGTCCCACTATTCAATGTAACGTCAGCTTCAATAACAAGCCAATCGTTGAACTTTATAGTGTTGTTGGTGATTTGGATTATGCCGCAGTCCTCTCCGGCAGGGCCAACGATTTTAATCGAGTAGCCGCCATCAATGCCAGGGACCCTGTTCCAAGTTCCCCCCATCCAACCTGACCAGTTGGAGGGCGTAGCCCCTTGGCTATCTGAAGGATAATCATCGAACCCCGGGTTCTTGTTGATTGCGCTTGTACCCACACTGGCCGCTAGAACAGAGCTGCTCAGAGCAGCTGCAGCAGACCCAGCTGCGTTTTGGGCAGCCACAACGGCGTCACTGCGGCTGATTGCGGCATTGGAGCTTGCAGTCTCAGCTGCCGTACGAGCAGTGTTCGCAGCCGATGCCGATGCAGCCGCATTCCCAGCAGCAGTCTGCGCATCGGTTGCTGAGGTGGAAGCACTCTGAGCACTCGTAGACGACGCCGACGCAGCATTCTGTGCATCAGTCTTCGACTGGGCTGCAGCCCCCGAACTGGTCTGGGCTGAGGCAGCCGAACCAGCTGCGTCCTGAGCACTGGTCGATGCCTGGCTCGCACTGGATGAAGCATTGGATGCTGCGGTCTCAGCTGCCGTCTTGGCCGTGTTCGCTGCGGTGGCTCCTTGCTCGGCCAAAGTAGCAGCTGTGGCTGCACTCTGGGAGCTCTCGGACGATGCCGTAGCAGCCTGAAGGGCAGCGTTCTTGGACTCCGTTGCCACGTTGGAGCTGCTCAGAGCTGCAGCAGCCGAACCTGCAGCGTCGGTCGCAGCGGTTGCGGCAGACGTGGCAGAACTGGACGCCTCACCAGCTTTGGTGCTCGCCGTGTTGGCAGAATTCGAAGCAGATGTGGCCGATTGCGCCGCCTCATTTGCTTTTGTCGTGGCTACAGACGCGCTTGTTGCCGCGGCATTTGCCGCAGTTTCTGCTGCCAGCTGGGCTGAAACATCTTCAACCTCAACAAACTCAAACTCTTGAATTTCACCTGCCGTCTCGTTCACCCCGCTTGGGCCAACGAACGGCCAACCGTTCACCCCAAGCATAATGCTCCACTCAGTCCATAAGTCATTACCGCGAATATCGTGCGGATTAATCGTATAGGTGTGTACGACCCAACCCTGGGCCACAGTCATCCCAGAGTTAAATCCGATGGTCGGATACGACACATACTCCCCTTGGGCATTAGTGGTGACGATCCATAAATAATAGTTGTGAGGGCTCGAATGATTTCTGTTTGCAGTCAGACGAGTTTTTACGCGAACTCTAATCGTTTGTCCCTGAACCACAGGGCGCGTGGTTCGCTCAGAGATTACGTGATATCCCGAACCTCTAAGAACTTGACCAACACCCGGAGCATTCACAAGAGTGAGTTGTCCAGTACTCTCAGACGGTGAAGGTGCAGAAGCTCTAACGCTTTTGTCAAATGGGTAGCTGTAGACCCAATGACCGTCTCCATTTCTGAAGTCGACACGAGAGATCTGGCGGACAAGCATATCAGCTTCGTGAGCCGAGCTTGCAGCCAAACTGGCCTGACTTGTGGCTGTGTTGGCAGAGTCTGCAGCACTAGAAGCTGAGCTTGCTGCCGAGTTTGCACTCGTGCTGGCACTACCCGCTTGAGTCGTTGCTGTGTTCGCAGAGCTAGAAGCACTTGCTGCGCTTTGGCTTGCTTCTGTAGCTTTGGCCGTAGCAGTACTGGCACTTGTGCTTGCAGAGCTTGCAGAGTTGCCGGCAGCCGTTGCAGAGTTCGCAGCATTCGTTGCCTGGGTGGTCGCCGTCGAAGCTGACCCGGCAGCATTGGTGGCACTGGTGGCAGCAGAGGTCGCAGAGGACTCTGCATTGCTGGCTTGGGTGCTGGCCGTGTTCGCAGACTGGCTGGCACTGGTAGCACTCTGAGCAGCCTCGCTCGCCTTTGTCGTAGCGACACTGGCCGAGGTGTTTGCCGAGGTGGCCGAGTTTCCAGCAGCCGTAGCCGAGTTGGCTGCGTTGGTCGCTTGCGTGCTCGCAGTGGAGGCCGAACCCGCCGCATTGGTAGCAGAGGTCGCTGCCTGAGTGGCCGAGGTGCTTGCCGAGCCTGCCGAGCTTGCAGCGTTGTTCGCCGCAGTAGTGGCCGCACTCGCAGCATCCTCAGCGTCTTGAGCCCGTGCCGAAGCTACACTCGCAGACCCAGAAGCAGCATTGGCCGAAGCCCCCGATGCAGCTGCAGCGTTCGCAGCATTCGTGCTCGAAGTCCCGGCACTCGAGGCCGAGCCTGCTGCATCGGTGGCCGAAGTTGCCGCAGAGGTAGCTGACGTCGCGGCATTGCCAGCAGCCGTGATGGCGTCGGTCCGGGCGACATTGGCAGCACTGGCACTCTGAACTGCTTCAGTGGCTTTCGAAGATGCTGTCTGTGCCGAACCAGAAGCTGCCGTAGCAGCGTTTTCCGCATTGGTGGCTGCCGTCGTGGCAATGCCCACCTGCTCCACGATCTCTGCCAGGTTCCTTCCGGACTCGCCTTCGAAGTCTTCGAGCAGATTGATGATCTGGTTCTTGTAGGAGAGAGACACGTTGGCCGAGCCAGAGGCTTCTTGGGCCTTCTGGATCGCCTCGTCTCTGGCCGCCACAGCCGAAGCTGTAGCTGCTTCCGTAAGGGTCTTGAGCTCTTCGGTCTGGAGGGCGTTCTGGGCTGCCTTGAACGCCTCGCTGAAGGCTCTCTGGGCCTCCGAGATGGCATCGTCACGAGCAGCATCAGTCAGCAGCACAGCCTCGTCAGCCCGAGCCCGGGCAAGCTCAACAGCCTCCTTGAGGATCTGGATCTCGTTAAGGGCAGCTTCGGCCGACTGCGAGGAACCAACAGCCGACATCAGGCTGACGATGCGTTCCTTCGTGTCTTCAACCTCAGCAATGAACTCTTCCACTCGCTTGGTGCCGACGAAGGTACCCATAGGGGCACCGGGAGTTGCGAAGGGGTCAGCAAGGACGTTGATGAACAGCGAACGAGCTTCACCGTTAGGAGCCGTAGCCGTGATGACGGCCGAACGTCGCTGCCCCATCTCTGCAGCAGAAAGGGTGAACTGGCTCGTGCCATTGAGGGTTTTGATCGCCGGATCGGCCACCCAGCCAACAGCCTGCTCCACACCAGAGATGCGAGCAGTGAAGCGAAGCACTTGGTCTTCAGGCCAGATGGAGCCATTCTCGAAGGTGAACGAGGTGCCACTAGCCTCGATGTGCAGGCCTGGACCAGCCTCAATCGGTCCCCCGGTCCAACCCCCACCAGTCCAGGTCCCGACCCCACCACCACCACAGGGATCGCAGCTGTTGAACCCGTTGCCTGAGCAGTCGTTTGCGCTATCGCTCATGGCTTAGGCCCACCCACGCATGTCGAACTTGGAGAACTTGCCGGTACGCTCGACGCTCAGAACATCTTTGAGCTCCACTTCGGCACAGAGCTCCTCGAACCGGTCACGATGACCAGCTGCGATCGCCGCATGCTCCTTGCCATTCATGGCTCTGTACACTTCATAGGCGATGTAGGCCGTGAGAGCCGGGTACAGGACCTCAGGAATGTCGATCTCGAACTCGAGGTCGATCGTCTCTTGTACTATGGGCTCAGCCTTTGCCTGGAACTCGACCCTCAGTGTCTGAGGAACCAGTACAGCAGGAACCCTGAGCTTGTTCGGAGAGGGGGTCAGCATCGACCACCGATCGCCCCGGACATTCAGAGGGAACTCCATGCCGTGCATGTCCCAGACCGTCAGGATCTTGATCGCGTCCTCGAGGACGTAGTCTCGCTCACCAGCCACGACCACAACGTCGGCCTCATCGAGCCGAAGCACGAACCGGCTGTGCAGCCGCTCAAGGGCGTTGCTTGCGTAAAGCAGTACCTGTGAGCGCTTTGCTTCGACAATCGTACCATTGCCGTCATTGGACATAGAAAGGTTGGAAAGCTCGCCGATCGAGAGCCGGCGAAAAAGCTCGGAAATCTTCATCACGTTCTCGCTTATGTTCTGTTCTTTGCGAGTTCCGGTTTCCCGGAGTCAGACGATGTAGCCTTCCAAGGCTCCACCGATGTCATCTTTGTGGTCGTCGTCCCAGATCTCTAGCTCCTCAGGGGTCACTGGTGCAGAGTCCGATGGTCTCCACGGGTTGAGGTAGTTGAGCATCGAGATGGTATCTAAGCAGTCGTCCTTACCCTTCAGACCGCTTGCCGTGGCTAGGCGAAGCTGTCCCATGAAGAGGTTCATGATCCTCGAGCCTTTCAGTTCCTCCGGGAAGTACATCTTCCCCGCCTTGAACCAAGGAACCACCAGATTGAATCGAGAGAGCTTGTCGGTAACAGGACGAATACCGGGCGTCTTGCTATTAGCAGACTTGGCGAGATTGAACCAGATATTACGGATCATCATCTCTCGCTGGATCCAAGCAATGAAGCCTTGCTGTTGGCCGGTGATCTCGATCCCTACTTCCTGGGGCTTGTACCTCTGGGCGTAGTAGAAGAGAGCATCCATGGTCTTGTCCATGGTCTGCCGCTCTGCCGTGCCATCCACCCAGAACCAGTCACCGTTGGCATTGTAAGCCCACACCGATATGACCGAGTGGTCGGCCGTCTCCTTACTCGAGGTGGCGAAGTCGGTGGTGATGTAGAAGTTGAACGAGCCGCGGTTTTCCAGCAGCAAGTTGCGTTGGAACCAGCGAATGTCACCATCCTGGACGAGCCGCTCCTCTTCTGAGGTGATGCGGAGCATGAGCTCCTGCATGAAGGCTGCGACTTTCCCGGTCTGCACAGCCATGTCGTACTGACTCTTCACATAGTCGTAAGTGAAGCGATCCGGCCAGGCGCCCACGAACTCGTTACGCTCGCACGGGAACCGCTCACACACCGGCCAGACGTTGACGTCCCAGGCTCCGGACTCGACAGCCTCGATTAGGATGTCTTCCTTATTGAACGGGGTGCCGTTGAAGATGACCTTACGACGGGTCGGATCGAGAGCGTGGTTTACACCCTTGTAAACCGTGTCCTTGATGGCCTCCATCGCTGCCTTGGATTTGCTGTCGTCGTCCGAGACGAGGTCGTCCATCACGCACAGCACAGGTCGCTTGCCGAAGACCTTGGTCCCACGTAGACCGGTGTTGTGTGTGCGGAAGAAATCAGCCGCAGCAAACTGGCGATCCTTGTTATCTACGGCAATGCACTGGCTAGGCTCGTCTTCTATTCGGTTAATGGCAATGATTGCCATCTTGTCGTTTCGCATCGGGCCTTGGCGTTCGAGCTTACGAGCGATACGGAATAAGGGACGATCGAGGCGTAACGAGCATTGGAATGCGCGATTGTTGCCTTTGTTCACCCAGCGAGCTTGGCCGCCCAGAGAGCGAACCAACCACATCACATCTTCGACCAGGCCCCGGCTTGCCGAACAAAACGAGGCTTTTCCGTCTTTGGTGCAAGTCCCGTCTGTATCCATCAAGCCCTGCAGAAGAGCCAGGCGTTGTGCGATCGAACCGAACATGAACTCCTCAGGCACCCGCTTGCAGCTGCCGTGCGTATCGAGGCCGTGCATCGAGATAAATGTGCTGATGTTTTGGATCGACCTTGAGATCGTCGCCGGATTTCGCTTGTCCCGGTAAACCTTCCCCAAGCTGTAAGGGATCTCCCTTTCATAGTGCGGCCAGTCATCCTCATGGGCAGTCAACACCACCGGCACGTTACCAGCAGCCTTGCCGTTCATCGAGCCGTCCCCGATCAACACACCGACCGTGTAAGGATCAAGCAAGATGTCCTGATTGTCCGGCCAGACCATTGCTCCGGTGTTCTCGACCCATACCAAAGGTCGTTGCGATCCTTTCGAGTCTGTAGCGAACAACGGCCGCTTCAGCAGTTCCTGGGTCGTCAGCGTCTGCTCGGTCAGGTTGTATTTGGAAAAGGTTCTGGCCGACTGAAATTGTTTGAGATGCACCTGATTGAGATGATCCTCGCTGACCTTAAGCCTACGATGATCCTGCAACACCAGCTCATACATCGGCTTGTTGAACACCTCGCTCTTGCGGGTGATCCGGGTAGGCTGTCCGTCAGCCCCCATTATCAGATCACCTACTTGACAGGAACCAATCGTGGTCATTCCACCCTCAGCGAGGAACAGCGGAGTATCCAAAGCAAGTGCCTTGGCACCGAACATCTTTAGGCCGAACCGGTGGCCAGTCTTGTTGAGGAACTCGATGTAGTTGTCGGTGAAGATCGCCTTCGGGATCCACTCCTGAAGGAACTCCGAGTTGTTGTACCGGAACTCGATGTTCTTCCGGAGGGACTTGACCCCGTTCTCCATCGAGTCCGAGACGTAGATACCCCCAGTGATTTTTCCGAAGCCGGGCAGCTCGCCGAACACACCAACGAAGGGGAACAGGTACTCACCGAACAGAGTGGTCTTGGCCGCACCACGGAAGCAGAGGTTGGCGATGTAGTCGATGGGCGAGACCATCTTGTCGAGCATCTTGAGGTGGACCGGAGGCGTCTTGTGGGACTCCCCCTCAGAGCCGTTTACCAGCTTGATGAAGTTCATGAACGTGAGGGCGAACTCGCTCGGCACATAAGCCGAGGAGTTCAGCTCGCTGTAGTTGACCTCATCCAGCCACTCATCGAGGTCCTTCTTGATTGCGAGGCTCATCGTTCGATGACCTCAGCCTTGCCTTCGATCAGCGGCTGAGCCGCGATCTCGGCAGTCCCCATCCCAGCCTGAATGGCAGCACGCTGCTGCTCGGCCAGTCGACCAAGCAGACCCTTCAGCTCGTTCATCCCATCAGCGACGTTGACGTCGATCTTTATGGCAGCCGCAGCTTCCTTGGGTTTGGCCAGATGCGTGAGAATCGAGTTAGCCGCATCACAGCGAACCTTCTCGCTGTTGGCAGTGGCCATGAGCTCAGCCTGGACGTTGATAGCCTTCTGGTAAACGTCCTGGTTCAGTACCCAGATCGGAACCAGGGTCTGCTCCATCAAGGCGTTGACCAGCTTGCCTTTTGCGTAGGCAGCCACATAGGCCGAGATGTCTTTGGAGCTGGTGCCTTTGGCGACCAAGTTCTGGTACCTCTGCGGAAAGGTCCGCTGGTAAGCCTCCAGATTAGTCATGTTCATGAGCTTGTAGCTCACGTAGACAACAGCGTTGAGGTAGTCCTCGGTTTTGTAGCGACCGTCCTTCAGGACTGCCGCGTACCCAAGAAAATTCTCCTTGATGGTCTCAGCTACGACCGGATCGGTCGAGATGTTGTTGATTTTGTCGGCAAGCTCTTGGGTCGCCGCAACTTTCAGGTTCCCGGGCAGGGCCTGAGCGATTTCCTGAATTGAGACCATCTGATTTTTTCTCGTTATTGGCCATAGCCACGCCGTAAATCGGAGACTATATCGCCACCCGCCTCGGTACTTTTTCTGGGTTTCTCCGGGGTCTCTTTGGTTCACCCAACGGGTGGGTAGGCACTTTGGTCGGTGCCTACCCAGAACCCACTTTCCGGCCTCAGACGTTCTCGGCCGACTTCCCTGCCAGCACGATCCAATCCTCTGCGAGCATGTCACTCTGCGAGGCGAGCCAAGGCACAACAGTGTCTTGGGCCGTCTTCATCGCGATGTAAGCCTGGTAGGGGACCATATCGTCCGGGAAGATCCCGAGCATGGTACCCGCAGGATTTCGCTGAGCCGGATAAGATGCAGCCGGAACGTAGTAGAGAAACATTCCCTTACCGTTCCAACCGAGTCGGGCCACACGATGGCCCTGATTCAGATACCGGATAGCCTGACCGAAGTCGCAGGTGCGAGGCGAGCTCATGCTGCCTGCTCTTCTTCATGGAGCTGGTCACGGAGCATAAAGCCCAGCAGGGGCCAGACCTTCTCGATCGCCTTCTCACGGGCGACCTTGCGGCCGATCTCGTTGTTGAAGTTGGCCGGGAAGGCACAGGCACTCTCGCCCGTGACGGTGAAGCCGTTCTTCAGCAGCAGCACGCAGATCGTCAGCAGACCGAACTGGGTCTCGGCAAACTTGCTGGTGTGGTTGGCGATCGCATCGCCGACGTTGATGTACCGCTCTTCTAGGATCAGGTTCTCGATGTCTGCGGAGGTAATCTTTCGATCGGGGAACTTCATCTGGGTTTCTCCGGGTTCAATCTTTGAGAGAGTCCTGACAGTTTCCGACTGAGTGGAATGTCTGTCAGGGTTCTGTCGGAGTTTGTTGAAGGTGAGTGACTCCTTGGTCGAAGAGTCTCACCACTCCGATCAGAATGGTGTTTCGGCCTAGCTTACGCCCAAGCCGATGAATTCGTTGGGTTTCGCCTTCCGGTAGTGCCGATCGAACTCAGATTTGCTGAGCCAGGCGATGAAAAACGGGAAGCTCTCATGGTTGGGAGGCCCCATGTCGGGTCGCTCGACCAGGTACCCTTCCCTCTGCAGCTCCAGGTCCGGGTAGTCCTTCTTCCAGCCCCGGAGATTGAGGTAGGTCTCGAGGTCCATCGGCTTGGCAAACACGGTCGCATAGAGCTTGGGGTTACAGAAAATGCCGATCTCGGGATCTGAGAAGGGCAGCTCAAGCTGGTCAGGATGCTCCTCGTAAGGAGCTCGGGGTGTCGAAGCCATGGGTCTTCCCTCTTATTGGCTCGTGGGCAGGAATGGGTGCTGCAGCCCCCTCAGTCTCCTTGATCGTCCCTCTCGCAGTCTTTTGCCGGCGTAGCCGGCACAGACGCTCGGCTCCGATCCAGAGCCTTCGGGTGCCACCGATATAGGGGGGTTGCTTGACTGCCTGAGCCTAG